CGGCCCCATGACGCGCTCGTCGCGGTCAACCACTTCTTCAGGGAAGCGCTTGGGGAATAGAAGTTCTCCGTCCTTGCTGCGGGGGTCTTCATTACCCAACAGCGTCGGCATGGCGCGCATCGGGTCGTAGCGCATTGGAAGCATAATATGGTCATAGCCCAGCCCCTTATCCAAAATGACGCCGGAAACATCTTCCTCATGCAGGCGCTGCATGATGACGACGATGGCCGATTTCGAAGGATTGTTCAGACGAGACGGCACGGCCTCAAGGAAGGTTTCAATTGTGCTCTGGCGCATCGCGTCAGACTGCGCGCTGTCGACGCTGTGCGGGTCGTCGATGATGACCCTGTCGCCGCGAACACCCGTCATTGATTCAAACGCAACAGCTTCGCGAAAGCCGGTCGCTGTGTTTTCGAACTTCGTCTTGGCGTTCTGGTCGCCGGTCAGCTTGACACGCTTGCCCCAGCGCGCCTGATACCAGTCGCTCTGGATTAGGCGCCGCATCTTTGTCGAATCGCGGATGGCGAGGTTCTGTGAATGCGACGTGCAGACATACCGCAAATGCGGCATGTTCTGCGGCCCCCATTCCCAGCTGGGCCAGAAGACGTTTGTCAGAAGCGACTTCATTGTGCCGGGCGGCACGTTAATGAGAAGGCGATTATAAAAACCGCCATCCTCAAGTTCTGTCTCAAATGTTATCGCCTCAAGATGCTCGCAAATGAAGTCAATGTGCCAGCCGTGGATATATTCGGATCCCGGCTCAATCACATGCCACGCCATCCTTACGAACGTGGCAAGACTTTCTTCGCAGTCTGCCTGATCAAGATCGATCAGCTGCGCGTCAACGTCTATGCCTTCAAGTGTAAGCGTCATTGGCCGACTTCTATTTCCTTCTCTTCGAAGTGCCGCAGCAGCTTCTTGTCGAGGCGCTGAGACAGTCGCTCGTCGAGCACAATCGTCATTGCCGTCAGGATCTGAGCGAACTCGCCCATCGTCATGTCGGCGCGCGGCTTGAACTCAAGAACCTTTCTCTTGTTCGGCTCTACCTTGTCAGGCTCAATCTCCATAACTTTCTTCCTTCCTTCTATCTGCAATATCGTCGATCCATGACGCGATGACGGCTGTCATAACGCCGCCAATGTAGAACGCCAGATACAGCGCGCTGTCGAATAAAGCTTCCATTACCGTCATGATATCAATTCTCCAACTGTCGATACTACCGCATCCATGCGGGCTGTTTCAATGATCGGTCGCGTATATGGGTCTGTCGGGCTCTGCGCCAGCCATTGCACGGCAATCGGCCCGACGCCTTTCGCCATCCAATATCGGGCGCCTCCGCCCGGCTTGCCATCCCATGACTGCAGATAGGTGAAGACCAAAACGTCGTTATAGACGACGCCGGTCTGAACGCGGAACCGCTCCAGCAGCGCTTCGTAATGACAGATCTGGACGCCCTTCGCCATTGCCGGCGGCCACGATTGAAACGGGCTCATCTTTGGATAATTGATATAGTCGCCGCCGATCTCGACATATTCGCCCCAGCCGATTGGCGGATTCATGACGACCTTCTTGCCGCCGGGATAGTCGTCGCGCCATTCGGCGATGCCGAAGCCGGGGCGATACTGGTAGAACCAAGTATCCTTCCACGTCAGATGCGCGTCGTAATCAACATAGAGCATGCTGTCGCTGCCCTTGTCATATGCGAAGACGGCAGTGATCGGAGGCATGCTGTCGTCGACCGCGGTGTAGTCGAACCGGCGCAGCATCGGCCCTAAGAACATGGGCCAGTAATCAGGAACGAAGATCTTGGTCATCTCTCACCTCTTGGAAATGCCGGTCGGCATATTTCGGCAGCTTGGACTTCAGATCGTCATTGATGCGAATCATCATGAGCGTCTGAAGGATCTGCGCCAGTTCATATACGTTGATATTGCTCTGCGGGTTAAATTCATACCATTTCTCATCCATTGGCGACCTCCAGCTTCTCTCTAATAACCATCATGCGGGACGAGATCGTGCTCGCATGCTTCGTTCCGATTTCCTTGGCGATAGTCGCCGGATCTTTGCCTTGCTGATGCAATTCCCAGATCTTCTGCTCATAAGGCGTAAGCGCAGCTGGGTTGCTATAACGTCGATTCCAATTTGGTATTTTAGCCATCCTTTTCTCCATAGTAAGCGGCGCGGGCGGCGCGAAAAGCAGACATCGGGTAGCAGTCTGGATACATATAATTGTCAGCAAGTTTTGCTGTGCTTTCGTCCGCTATGGCGGCAAACGGGAGCAGCGCTGCTTCAAGCTCCACAACCCGCTCCATCAACATCTCAATCTGCTTCGCCGCAAACATTTCACGCGGCGACGTATTTACGCGGCACATGTTTATGCCGTGAGACAGGCATACCCGCACATCTTGAGGCTGGCGCAACCAATCCACCATTTCCTGCGGGGTGTAGTCGTCGTCACTCATTTCTTCTCTCCCATATAAGCGGCGCGGGCGGCTTCAACGAACAACGCCCTTGCGTCTTTTTCCAAAAGCATCTTGCGGTAAGAGGTGTGATTGTCTCCGATGATTTTGTCATCAATCATCGCGTCAATAAGCGCCATAAGCGCGTTGAATTGTTCGTCAGTCATCCTTCTCTCCCAGATAAGCGGCGCGGGCGGCTCTCCATAACGAATAGTCCACAGGATACGGCGGCTCAAACGGGCCTTCGGCTTTATCCGCCTTGTCAGCAAACGGTTTCAGCGCCGCTTTTAGTTCCGCGATGCGGGCTTCAAGACGCTCAATCTCAGCTTCCATTTCACGCTCCATAAAAATCCCCTTGAAATGCTTTTCAACAAACTCTTGATTGCGGCGACTAAATTCTTGGCAACCAATCAATCGCAACGCCAAGCAGTAGTCTGGCCGGATACCATAAAGTCTATCCATCCTTCTTCTCCAAAGCGGCGCTCTTTTCTTTGCGGATGAATGCCAAAATCTGTGATGCTTCTGCGGCGCGAACCCGTTGCTTCTTCCCAGACCAACTACCTTCCGCAGCCGCCGCAAATTGCGAGTGTGTGCGAACTAGCCCTTCGACGTGCGCTTCGATGTAGTTGATGCGCGCTTCCAACTCCGCGATGCGGGCCTCATATTCCTTGCGAATTTCAACCTGCTCATTGATTGCCTTCGACGCAATCGCCTTGTAACGCAGAACAGCAGCATCTGGGTTTTCAGGGTCTTTGTGGAAAGCGTCCAAAGCTTTTTCAAGTTCCGCGATGCGTTCAAGCAGATTACCATTCAGTTTAGCCGTGGCGATATTAGACGCGGTTTCACATGCCACCTTACTTTCCAACTCCGCAATTCGCTTCGCCTGCGCTTCTAATGCGTCGGCGGCTTCGTAGTGAATGCCTCCGGTTTGTGATAAGCGCAGCCGTGCGATTAGGTGGGTGTAGTCAGTCATCGCCAATACCTCCGCACTCTATGACGCCGATGACGGCGAGGCTTGCTATCGTCCGCTTTAGCTACTTCCGGCTCACTAACAGATTCGACCTTTTCCGTTACTTGCGGGCAGGCTTTGTAAATAACCTCCGCAGGCGGCGGCTTTAGAACATATGACGTGACGGCTCGCGAATCGACTCGATAGACGCTGCAGTCGTTCTTCGGCGGCACAATTGGAGCCGTGAGCACAGCGATAAACGCGCCGATAAATATGCCGGCCATAAGCGCAGAAAATAATTTCACCATCCCCTCCATCCCATAAGCGACAGCAGTCTACCCGGTTTTCTGACAAGCTGAACTACCTTTGGCTTTTCTTGCTTAACGCGCACGACCGGCGGCTTCTTCTCCCGCGGCGCTTCCTGCTCGCGCTTCAAGCGCTCAAGACGCGCACGTTCGCGATTGGCTTTGACGATCTTCTCGCGCCAGCGCACCCAATGGCGTTGACGCTCTTCTTCCGTAATCGACGCGCGCTTGATGTCGCGCTTGAGTTTAGCCTTCTTCCGGCATTTTTCGAGATACGCCGCATATTGCTCAGGCGACATATATTGCTTTGGCGTCTTCGGCTTTTTAGGAACGAGCGTCTTTCTGCGCTCTGCCCAATTCTCTTTAAGCTTGCGCCGGCGCTCTTGCTCGCGCTGCGCTTTGGCTTCTATGTAGGCTGGATCTTGCGCCATGACAGCGTATTTATCGCGGCGAGCCTTGTTCCAATTCTCGCGCTGCTTCTTCAGCTTATCTGGATTGTTTTCTCTCCAGCGCTTTTCACGTGCCCGTCTCCGGCGCAGCGCTTCATCCTTGTCCATATCAATCTCAATGTTTTATCTTCTGATTCCAATTGACGTTACCATCTTGCTCTGCGTCGTTCAATGTAAATATTATCGCGTTGACCAAGATCTGCAGAGATGTAATCGCGCTTTCTTTCGACACCATGTTTTCCGACAGAACGCACGACGTAACGGCGGCGAGCGCCTGCAGCATTTCGACTGGCGTTTCTGCCGTATCGTAAAAGACGTCGAGCGTCTCTTCAGCCATTTCGGCTACACGGGCTTTTTGCTCTTCAGGTATCTCATTGTCTGGATCATGGATTTCGATCATTGCGCGCTTTCTTTGGCGGCCATCAGGACGCTGCGTAACGCTTGGCGTTGCTCAGGCGTCAGGGCGCGCGAATCAATCGTCTTCGTCTCGACCTGAACCGGGGCGCCATCAGGGCCGCTCAGTTCTGTGATGACCTTCTCGCTATATTTTTTAGGTGACAGACGGGCAGCATGCCACTGCCATGCCGCCAGCTTCACCCGATCCGCGTTTGCCGTCTCGCTGGTTGACTTGCTCGCCATGTCTAGGATCTGCCACGCAACGTGATCCGCCAGCCCCTCGCGCGCACGCGCGATGCGTGTATGAAATTCTGGCTTTTCCGCCATCCATTTATAAACAGTCGGCCGGCTTGGCATTTCTTCGTCTTGGCAGATCTGAACGATGTGCTCACCGTTGATCATCCTCTCGCAGATAAGGTCTGCCAGTTCTTCGGTGTATTTAGACGGCCTTCCGACCGGCTTTCCTGTTGGCTTTGTCATATCAGCATCCTTGAGCCGGGGTCATGATATCACAACCCCGGCGTGTATATAATCACTCAAATTCTGCGTCATCACCCCCGTTAACATTAGCGCTTCTCATCGCGGCCTTTCCAAGCGGCAGATCGGCGAGCATTCCCAGCGCTTCCATGTAGGTCGCAAGGAGCGCCTTCTCTTCAGCAACCTTGGCGGCGTCCTTTTTGCGCATGGCGATGATTTGCTTCAGGATCTTTGTGTCGTAACCATCTGATTTTGCTTCAGAATATACGCTCTTGATGTCTTCAGCGAGAGCAGCCTTCTCTTCTTCAAGCTTCTCTATGCGCTGGACAATAGTCTCCAAGTGATTGTTTTTTGCCATTTTTCTGCTCCTCTATCTGTGTGACGATGTATTCCGCTTGCAAGCGGCAATAGTCGCAAGTTGCGTCGCACTTCCTGTCGGAGATTGAAGCTGCCATTTCATTTCTATCAATCTCAACATTGAATCTGCATACCGCAGCGGCGACAATGTCTCTTAACTCGTCGTTCACTGTCAATCCCCTTCCCTATGAAATATCCGCTTGACAGGCGGAAGAAACTTCCGGTATGACTATATCATCAAATTATGGAGATCGATATGACCATCTACGTCACCCCCCACGAGAACGTCGAAAACGAAGACGCTTGGACTGCGGCCGCTAAGGCGGCTATCGCCGGTCGTGCTGCAGCCAAAAAGGATCGCGAGTTCCGCGCCGCTAACGAAGACGCCGACGAGATCCTGCGCTTCGTCGCCGACAAGGCTTTTTCATGGGCGACCGAATATGATTGGGAGCGCGTGAGTCACAACATTCAGCGTCTGGAAGCCCGCACTTTTTTCGACAAGCTGCATTTGTCGATTTTGAAGTGGGGCGCTCCGACGCAGGGTCAGGCCGACGCAGTTCGCCGTATCATTGATCAGGAGAAGGCCAAAAAGGCCGAATGGAAGGCTCGTGACGCGCGTTCGGAGCACATTGGCGAAGTCGGCAAGAAGATCGTAGTCGAGGCGGTCGTGACCTTCCGCACCAGCTTTGAGGGCTTTTACGGATGGGTCGACATCACGGGCTTCCGCGTCGGCGACAACGTGATCATCCACAAGGGCAAAGCCCCTGAAGTTCCCTCTGATGAAATTAATGACCAGTGGGGCAAGCCGGAGATGGTGCCGGTCAAGAAAGGCGACCGCGTCATGCTGAAGGCGACGGTCAAGGATCACGGCGAGCGCGAAGGCGTCAAGCAAACCATCGTGACGCGCCCGAAGGCGACGCTGCTGCCAAAGGTTGAGGGCTAAGGCCCTCACCTATTACTCTTAACTGAACCGACATGGAGATTGATATGTGCAACGTGAAGAACGCTCCCGAAGGCCGCTATTTCGTCGAATCAGGTTGGTCTGATCAACATCCGTGGGTCGTCGTGGGCGAGAGCCCGTCGGGCAAGACCCTGACGGTCGTTCCTGTTGATGTCGAGAAAGATCCGTCCTTCAAGCCGAACTTCATTGCCGGCGGCTTTGCCGGGCGTTGCGACAACCAGCATGAGCAGACATGGATCTATGTCGGCAAGTGCCCGATGCGTAAGCGCACGATCCGCATGGGCAAGAACGGCTGGGCTGGAGGCCAGTTCAAGGAGACGCCAAAAGGCCCGTATCGCTTCTACGATTACAACTTCTAGCAAGAGGGGGCGAAAGCCCCCGACTTGACATCGGAAGAAACTTCCGCTATAATGATTGTGTTAAGTATGGAGATCGATATGAAAAAATACACCGGGTTTGTTCATGCTGGCGGCGTCTGCTCTTGGTATTGCGCAGAAACGCAGCTGGAGGCGGCGACGAAAGCTGTGCAACAGTTTAAGCGCGACTTCAAGCATATCTTCAAAATCAAGAAGGGCGTCGAATACAAAGTATCTGTGTTTGATACAACCGACATAGAAAGTTGGGTTCTTGATGATTATGGATATCTTCATGAACTTGGAGATCAGAACGACAAGAAAATTGTCAAGGATTTCGAGATCGTGAAGGTTTATTCCTAACGGATGGGGCTTCGGCCCCATCTAATCTTACGGAGATCGATATGACCATCTACTCAGTGAAAGTTAGATACGAAACCATCAGCCCGATGTATCAGGAAGAGATCTTCCACTTTGACAATGAAGTCGAAGCAAGCACGTTTTTCCACAAGGCTATGGCGCAAGGTTGGAATGTCGGCTCTCCTCGCGTCGTCATCCATGAAGTTTTTAACTGTGATTCGGCGATGGGCTGGGTTCTGGATGAAATAGAAGCAACCAGAAATTCTGTTCTGCAAGATCCTAGCCGCTATCCTCAACAAGTTCGTGCGAAAGCACGACAGGCATAGATCGAAACGGGGCTACGGCCCCGTCTGTCCGTAACGCGGGCACTGATGAGATCCGATGGAGATTGATATGATCAAGGTTCGCAAAAATTCGAAGACCAAGATCTGGAACATCTATGCGTTCGACGGTGAGAACTTAGGCGCATACAGCTTCCACTTGCAGGAGGTGAAGGCATACTTCCCCGGCTGCACGATCAAGGGCCAGAACGTCTATCTGCCTTGAAGTCGAAACGGGCTTCGGCCCGTCTGTCGGTTATGCCGGCACTGATGAGACTATATGGAGATTGACATGTCGCGCATGAAAGACTTCGCGTTTGAACTGGAAGCTTATACGACGAGCGCCATACAGCACACGGCCCTTATCTTGGCCGGGACGCATCCCGACAACCAAGAGGCGACGAGGATGCTGGACGAGGCTTTGAAGCTTCTGCAGCAGCGCATGACAGACGTCGAGTATAAGGACTTCATGTTCGACGTCGACCGCATCATGGATAAATACCAGCATCGATGGTAAACTTTCCAGACCCGCTTCGGCGGGTCTCTTTTTAGGAGGAAGCGATGCGAGTGATTGAAACCCATATGAGCGACGGCGATGTGATTCGCCTCATTGAGCATGACCTGACGCAGGCCGAACTGGAAGCCAAGCAGGCAGAGACGCGGGACGATGGCGTCATCGTCAGTTTTATGGTTCTGGACTATGCCGCAAAGCCCAAGGCGCCAGCTGCCGCCAAGGAGACGAAGACGACGGCGTCGACGGTCATTGAGGCTGTCGCCAAGAAGATCCGCAAGACCTCTACCAAAAAGTAACCATAAAACGACCTCTGAAAATATTTTCGGAATTTTCTTCCAAAGCGCTTGACTGAGGAAGAAAGTTCCGATACCTTATCTTTATTGAAATTGATAACCGATGGAGACTGATATGACCGACCTCGCTTCCCTCGCCGATCTCTATGCTTACGCCAAGGCGGAAGCCGACGCTGCCAAGAAGCGCGTTGACGACCTGCGTGAGCAGATTCTGGCGGCTGGCGTTGACCAGATCAACGGCGACCGCTTTATGGTTTCGGTGAACACCACGGTTCGCGCCAGCATCGACACGACGCTTGTTCGCGAACTGTTGTCCAAGGAAGATCTGGCGCTCGTGACCAAAGAGACGCCGGTCGCCACCATCCGCGTAAAGGCTGCGGTTCGTGTCGCGGCCTAATAACAAGAGGGGCCGCGCAAGCGGCCCTTTTCTTTTTGGAGGCGTAATGACGTTCATGCGTTTTCTTGTGTCGCTCGTGTCGTTCCTTGGATCCATCGTGATCTTTGGATTGACCGTGTTCTTCGCTGTCTTGATGTTTATGAGGTGAACTATGTCGCTTGATATCTATGACCACAATGTCGAAGGCCATCCCTACATCCTTGCTTCTAACGAGCCGTGCTACGAAGTGAACCCTGTTCTCTGGCGCCTGTTCTGCGTCTTCACAGGGCGCGACTTCATGAACGCCAGCACGCTTTGGAGCGAGCAGCATGTGATCAATTCTCTTGTCTCTAAAGGAGTCGAATACCGTGACGCCAAATCAGCTTCGCATCGTTCTTGATAAACTAGGGATAACGAACACAGATGTCGCGACCATTGCAGGAGTCACACCGCGTCAGGTTAATTCTTGGCTACGAGGCGTTAATGGCATACCTCGCTCTGTTGTTCTTATTCTTGCTGCCCTTGATAATAAACAGCTGTCAATTGATTGGTTGGTTCAAGCAGTCGAAATGGAAGTAATACAAGAAGTCAGACAGGGAGAATAAAACAAACGGCCCAAGGCATGGCGTCCTTGGGCCTTTTGTTACACGATGTCAGCTTGTGTGCTCTCGATTCCGTTCTCCGTTTTTGTTTCATATCTACCCGCTAATACATAGATTGCAGGAGCGGGCGCCTGCTTGCGAAGCACTCAGTGTGCCTCGCAAGAGGCCGCTGCAATTCGCCAATTACCATAAAACATCATGCGTTTGGCCAAGCGCCTTTTGTCTTTCTAGGCGGTCGATCTCATTACGCAATGACTTGATCGTTTCTTCATCTTCCTGCCATTCAGCATCAACAAGAAGGCGCTTTGCGCGATTGATCGCAACATCAATTTCGATTGTGCTATTGACCAATGATTGAAGATCAGAACGGGATTGAGTCACCATTTTTCTCCCATCCTTCTACGCCGTCAATCGGTAAGCCGGGATCAAATATACCCTCTTCTTGAGTATATCCAAGAGGAGATTGCAACGGATCCGTCACGCGCGTTTTTGTTTGCGTGACTTCGGCGCCGGGGAATGCAAGCTTCACTGCGAGCACGTCCTTATAGTGCGACAGCAGCATGGCAATTTCTTCTAGCGTGTAGACGTTAATGCGACGACCTTCCGCAAGGATGCGATTCGCCATATGAGGCTCTTTGACAATCGTAGCGACCGTCCCATCATCAAGGCATACCTCCCATATCGCCGGGTCGAGTATTTCCGCGCCGCTTTCTTCCGCCGCTTTGTCGAGCGCTTTCCAAGCTTTGACCATACGCTGTGATTCTCGCTTAACATCTTCAAGATCTCCCTTCCAACGGGCTTGGCTTGTCAGGAACCGCTGCCGGTCGAACTTCTCCCGCAGTTCGGTCGACACCAACAGCCGCAGCCTGTCCCGCCCCCATTTCAATTCCAGTTCGACTTCCAGCGCGTCGGCCTCATCCAGCGCCGCTCTGCCGGCGATATACATGCCGGGCGTCGCCATCCACGGGATGGGCTTGTAATGCGATACCGCGGCGCCCCTATCGGACGGCGGCGGCGGTCTTGACGGTCTCTTCGCCATTACTCGCCTCCCTTGTCCCATGAGAACTTCGGGAGCGACACCTTGGCCTTCGCCGCCTTGGCTGCGTCGCCGTATAATTCATCCTTGAGCCGCGCATCGTAACGGATGCTGTGTAGCGACCGCAGCTTTGGCGGCGGGGCGTCCAGACTGGCCGATCCAATCGAATCGCCGGTGCGCTTGCTGGGATGCTTATTCGAAGGGAACGGCCCTTTTGCCTTGATCATCTCAATCTCCTCTCAATCGATATCTCTTCCGAACGGCCTCTATGGCCCAATCCGCCATATCGGGATATCCGGTGTTCAGCTTCTTCCACGCCGGGCAGTCGCTGAAACTGCCCGTCCTGACATTAAAACTGATCAGGAAGTCTTTCCTAAGAACATCCGAACTACGCGCCGACAGCCAAATGTTCATCCAGCCGTTCTCGCCTTCGCCCGGTCGTTCGATTAGCACCCACTGACGAGTTCTGGCGATAACGCCATCCTTACGATTACCAGTCATAACCTAATCTCAATATCAACGCCGTCGAGGCTAACGCACGCCGGCGGCGTCTGTCAAGCGCCGCGCAGCGAGCCCGGAGCGCAAGCGCAGGGCGAAGCGAGCAGGAAGGGGGGAGCCCCCGTAG